TTATAGAAAATAAAGAAAAATTTTTTAATAAGAATAAAGAAAAATTACAAGATGTAAAAATTAAAAATTTTGAAGAATATTACAAAATAAAATCAGACTTTGATAAAATCACAGAAAAACAAAGTGTATTGAGAGAAGTTATTGAAAAAACATCAAATCTAGAAGAAAAACTTAAAAAATTGAATAATGAAATTAGAGAAAACAATATATCAAAAGAAAAAAATATTACAGAAGAACATGGTAATATTTTTAATAAATATTTTTCTGAGTATAGTGAAAGGGTTGAAAATCAAAAACTAGTAATGTATTTTTCAAAAGAAAATATACCAACAATAAGCAATATAAATGAAGGAGTTGGAACAGGAACAAAAAAAACTCTTATTTCGATATTCGACTTAGCATATTATAGTTTTATTAAAGAGCTTGGACTTGCTTTTCCAGAATTTATAATTCATGATGTATTAGAAACGTCTCAAACTGAAAGTTTAGAAAAGATTGTTGACATCGTAAGAGAAACTAAGGTACAGTATATAGCAGCAGTTTTGAACGAGAAAATAAAAGAAAATAGAAATATTTCCCAAAAAGATATTGTTTTAACTCTGAATAAAAATGATAAATTGTTTAAAAAATAATAAGGAGCTGAAAAATGCTTCTTTTTATTTATAATTTTAGTTGACTTTAGTTTACGGTTGTGCTAATATTAATCTGAGGTGATGAAGATGGAGTATAACGACTTTGTAGTTGTAATGAAAAAGAAAAAGTTAAAATTCAAAGATATATTAAATAAAATACCTGATTCCAGAGGAGGATATTATTCAACAAAAGCAGGATTATGGAAGGCAATGAACGTGAGTGAGAACAAGATCGAAAATTGCAAAAACATAGTCTCTTTTTTAATGGAGAAAATGTAAAATTTGGTTTACAATATTTAAACATCGAGAGAAGCCTTCGTTAAAACTTTTAATTTTAAATCCTAATTTTCTATTTTTAAAATGAAAACAAGTGGAGCGTTTACAATTCGACAACCGTTTACGATAAAACGGAAAAGGAGCATTGGAAAGCTATAACATCACGACAGAAGTTAAAGTCGTTAAAACTTGCTGGCACAGACTCCTATAAAATTTTTATTATTTGATTCTGATTTCTTTAAATTGTGCCAGTTGTTGTGTGGACAGTTGCCTGAAAGGTTAAAGGAGCAGTTTGCTAAACTGTGAGCGATTATACGCTTTATCGGTGCGAGTCCGATACTGTCCGCCAATATGGACTATTCGTATTCTGGCGGAGACACCGAGCAACATGAGAGGTCAGTTCGATTCTGACATAGTCCGTTGATATCAATAGCAGAGTTCCAGTAAAGGAACACTTGCAGACTCGAGTAATGCTTTAAAAAGTGCGAATTGAGGGAATTCTGCTAAAAAATTCTTTAAAATGATTTTTAAATTCAATAATTGAGCGAGGTGGTAATAAAAAAAATCGGACTAGATAGTCCGATATCGAATGACTTGGGTTAGGTCATTCAGAAATTGTAGTAATTATATTATAACACAGCTTAGAACAAATTGCAACAATTCGAGAACAAATGGGAGGAATAAATGATGAGAGATATAAGAACTAAAAATTGGTTTTGGATTGAAAATTCTTTGATTGATAGAGAAGACTTGGAAGCATATGAAAAATTAATATATATGGCTTTAGTAAGATATGCTGATAATGATGGGAAATGCTTCCCAGGATTAGAGCTTCTTATGAAAGTTACTGGAATAGGAAGTAGAAAAACTTTGACTAAATATTTAAGAAGTCTTGAAGAAAAAAAATTGATTGAAATAAAAAAAAGAACTGGAAAAGGTAACATTTATTTTTTAAAAAATGTGACTGAGGAACCAGGGGCAAAAGTGACCGTAGGTGCAGAAATGACCAGGGGCAAAAGTGACCGTACACCAGGGGCAAAAGTGACCGTACACCAGGGGCAAAAGTGCACCCCTAACAATACACAAGAACAATACCCAATTAACAATACCCAAATAAAAGAAAAAAATAAAAAAGGAAATATAACTGAAAATCTATTAGACTACATAGAAACTTTAGAGATTGATTCAGAAAAGAAAAAAATCTTTAAAGAATGGGTAGAATACAAAAAAGAAAAGAATCAGTACAAAAACACTAAGTCCATAGATGTTCTTATAAAAAGGTTTATCAAATACTCTGTACAAGAGTTAAGAGATATCGTAGAAAAATCAATAATGAACAACTATTCGGGAATTTTTGAACCTAAGGAAGGAGTGAACAATGGGAATAGTTACAATACAAGATATTGCAGAAAACAGGAAGACAGACATTCCAAAAAGCCAGACTACACAAAAGGATTTGATGACTGGAACTAATGTCGAAACAGTGTCATTAAGCATTTTTAAGCAACAGGATATTTATAAATACATGGAACTTTCAAGACTTACTGAGCAGGACTGGTATAAAAGATTTGAAAATGCGAAAGTTCTAAGTTTTGAAGAAAAAGAATTCAAGAAATCATTTGAAAGATATTGTGAAAACTTTGAAATTATAAAGGAAAAAGGGCTTGGAATAGTAATGATAGGAAATCCTGGAACAGGGAAGACGTTCTATTCAAACTGCATAATGAACGCTTTAAATTCAAAGTATTTAGTGTACAGAACATCATTATCTACTTTGCTTGAAGAGATAAGGGAAAGCTATAAAAAGCGTAATGATGAAAATGACGAATTTTTGCTTGAAAGACTTTCAAAAGCTGAATTAGTTATTTTTGATGACCTCGGAAATGAATTTTTAAGTGACTGGGGAAAAGAAAAGATGTTCATGATTCTGAATTTTCTTTATGAAAATGATAAATCAATGATTATAAATAGCAATTTGGATTATATACAGCTGGAAGAATTTTTAAAAATAAATGGTAGTGATAAGCTGATGGATAGAATTAAAAGCAAATGTAAAAAATATCTTTTCAACTGGGAAAGCAGAAGAAAAGATTTATACAAAAAGGACTTTGAGGAATTGTATTAGGAGGATAAATGCAAAAGATAAAAGTAATTACTCTTTTTTCAGGCATCGGAAGTCAAGAAATGGCATTGAGGAACATAGGACTTGATTATGAAGTTGTAGGAATAAGTGAGATTGATAAATTTGCTATAAAGTCATACGAGGCAATTCACGGAAAAGTGCATAACTTTGGGGATATATCAAAGATTGAAAAATTGCCCTATTGTGACCTGTTAACATATAGTTTTCCATGCACAGACCTTTCAATTGCCGGGCAACAAAAGGGAATAAGTAAAGATACAAGAAGTGGATTACTCTTGGAAGTTGAAAGATTACTTCTGAAAGCAAAAGAGAACGGGACTTTACCGAAATACTTGTTATTAGAGAATGTTAAGAACCTTGTCGGAAAGAAATTTATAAAAGATTTCGAGTGTTGGCTAAGTTTCCTAAATAGTTTGGGATATTATTCAAACTGGGAAGTACTTAATGCCAAGGATTACGGAATCCCACAGAACAGAGAAAGAGTTTTTGTTGTTAGTAGCCTTGAAAATATTCATTATGTTTTTCCAAAAAAGCAAGAGCTAAAAATCAAAATGAAAGACTTGCTAGAGGATCATGTTCCGGAAAAATATTATCTGACAGAAAAATTCATAAGATGCATGTCAGACATGACAAATAGAAACGGATTTGTTAGAGGTGAAAGATTTAATCCACGAAAATTAGAAGACTGCGACACGGCATTTGCAATAACAACAAGAGCAGGGTACAGGGTAACCGATAATTTTATCAAAACAGGAGAAAAAATAAGGAAACTGACTCCTTTGGAAGTTTGGCGTTTGATGGGATTTAGTGATAATGATTTCTATGCTGCAAAGTCAGCTGGTATATCTGATGCACAGTTATACAAACAAGCCGGTAACAGTATTGTAGTAACAGTACTGGAAGCAATATTCAGAAAGTTGTTTCTTGAAAAACACGAGAAAAAACAATCAATAATAGTGGAACAAATGAGCATGTTTGAGGTGTCAAATGAAATACAAGTATTTTACTGTGAAATCATAGATTTGAACGGATATAAAAACAGGATAATAACAACAGATGAAAAGAAATTGTCAAATTTCAGAAGAATGCACGGTGGATCAATTGGTGGAATACATCAGTGGAGTGAAACATTAAATCAAAGAGAGTTTGAAAAAATAGAAAGAAATAAATATTTTAAATAAAAATCAGGAGGAGTAAGATATGTTAGAAAATAATATAGTTGATTACATGATTAGAGAGTGTAAAGCAAATTATAATTTAGATGGAGAAAAATTGATAAAGAAGAGTGTAGAGGATAAGAAAGTTCAGTTTGTTTTTAAAAGAAGTGATTTAAAATTAAGTGCTGAATTTCAAAATGACAAAATATCAAATATCATATATAACAACTTTTTAAGCGACAATCAGAGGGAAAACGTAACAGAACAGGAATTCACAGAGAGAATGTCTGAAATGTTAGAAATAACTGACATTGAAAACATGCAGCAGATTGATGAAATAGCAAAGAAAATCATAAAAGATATTAATTCAAGTAAACTGTTTGGTGGAACAGTAAAGGAATTATTGCTTAACAGCGAGGACAGAGAAAAGCTGTTAAAAATAAAAAGATTTTTCGGTGCAGAGAAACAATTGCTGAAACTGTATGAAGAGATTGAAGAACTGCATGAGGCACATGGAACATGGAGAAAATCTTTTTATAAAGACAACAGTAATATGATTGAGGAAATAGCAGACTGTTTTGTTATAGCGTTACAAATCAATAAAACAAAAATGATAAGAAACTTAATAAAGGGATTAGTTGATAATTCAAATATTTTCAAAACTGAAATGATAGAGAAAATAATAAAAATGGTTAAATTTAAAATAAATAGAACGGTGGACCGAATAGAAAAAGGAGAATACGGAACATATAGAACAGAATATAAAGCCGACAGGCTTAAGAAACAGCCTGACACGGAAAAGAAAGAGGAACAGACTATAAAAGATACCTCTGACGTATTTGAAGCTGCTGAAAACAAAAATTTAAAAAAATTAGAAAAGGAGAAACTAAAAAAAGAAAGCAAGATTTTAAAATTTATAGAAGAAAATCAGCCTTATTATTACCAAGCAAGAGATATACAGCTAAAAACTAATATCAAGTCAAAAGAATGTACTGAAATTGTTACAGAGCTAATAAAAGCAGGAAAAATAACTGTAACGAAGGATGGTAAACAGGGAATATATGGAGCAACAATTGAGTTAAGTAACCACATAGAAGACGCCGAGGTGGTATCTTAAAATGGCAGTTAATCCAGGCAAAAAATTTGAAAATGACTTTCAGAAAAGCATAGATAGGGAAAGCATATTCCTGCACAGGCTTAAAGACGGAAGTACACGAACTGGAGCTAATGGCGAAATGGTAAGGCTTAAAAATAGAAACTTATGTGATTTTATACTCTACAGGGACGGACAATTAGTCCTTGTAGAGCTTAAATCCTTTTTAGGAAAGTCAATGGCTTTCAGTAATATAAAAAGCAATGTAGATGAGCAGATGACATTTTTATATGATCTGCAAAAGGAAACAGAAAAGAACGGAGTTAAGGCTTATATGGTGCTAAATTTTAGAGATTTAGAAGAAACCTATGCTGTGCCTGTTAGTAAATTCTATGAACATTATAAAAATACAACAAAGGCAAGCATAAATATAGCGGAAGTTAAAGAAATAGGAACTTTACTGGAACAGGAAAAGAAACGTATAAGCTTTAAATATAACATTAACAGCTTATTTGAGGAGGAAACATGGCAAGAAGAATGAGGGAAAGAGTGATTGAGGTACTGGACAATTATCCTATTACGAGAGATGTAGAAAATCCTGACACGATGATTTTCTGTCTGATGTTAATGGAAGACGGGATTATTGATAAATATAAGGCAAAAGAAATATATGATAAATACTCAATAAACAACGTTGTGAAATCAAGACAGGAAATACAGAATAAAAGCAACATGTATGAACCTCGAGAAGAAACAAAAGAAAAACGCCGTGTGGCATTTATGGATTTGCGTCACAAATGGAGAAAAGGGAAATTTAAGGTGTAGAACATGAAAAAACGTATGTCGAGGGAAAATCAAAAATTAATCTACTGGTTTATTGATTGCTACGCTTATAAATTAAAAGGCGTAGATATAAACTGGCAGACCAGCAAAGAGAAACCAGCCATTTCGGACTATTTTCTTTACAAGGCAAAGGAAGATTTGAAGAAACTCTATATCAGATACAGCGGGAAAAACATAAAGTCGTACGAGCCTTTTAAGGATATGGAAAATAAGCTGAAAGACAGAATAGGAGATGTAATTGACAAGAATTATACTAAAGAAAGCAAAGTCAATATAATCACAAATGATTTAATGGATTTTGTAACTGATGAAATACAGCTACTTTTCATAAAGCTTAATGACACTTTCAGTTTAGCCATAAAGCTTATGAGCAACCTTGAAGCTATAGAATTTACAAATTTTCTTTTTGACTATTTTCTACAGAATGATATAGCAATGTGGGAAGAAATCCAGAAACTTTATAAAGAACAGAATGAGGAAAAATATATCTATGCAAAATTAAAACATAGAAAATGTGCTGTATGCAATAGAAGTCCAGTTGATATGGAACACTGGCAGACGGCTGGAAGTTTGGGAGGTTATTCCAAAGATAGAGGTCAGGGGGAATACATATCCCTTTGCCGACATCATCACACAGAGAAACATAATATAGGCGTTGAATCATTTGAAAGAAAATACGATATAAGAGGAATTAAATTAAATGAGGACCAGGTAAAGGAATTAAAGAAAATATATAAAGGGCATTTTAAAGCCTTTAAGGAGGAAAAATGACAACAAAAATAATTGTAACAGTAATGATTTTAAGTATAGTTATTTGTCAAGTGAGTAAAGCCGAAGAAAGAAAATATTTTAAGGGTGCTTTCTTTGATTTGTTTATAATGTGTATATATTTAGCAACAGTAATAGGAATTTATTTATTTTTAAAGTAATGATAGGAGGAATAAAAATGAAATTTTTGAAAACATATTTATTAGGATTCGTAATAGTTTTTGTTTTTTTAACAATAGTCGCAATAATAGGAAAAATAAATGCATATAGAAGAACTAAGAGATGGAATAGTCATAAATTTGACTGGAAAAGCATTATATATTTTTCACTATATAGTTTTGGATTTTTTGCTATATGGCTAGATGACACTATCGGAGATAATTTTTGGAGGTAAAAAATAACAGGACAATGGCAACCAAATAATGACTGTGATTTGTAATATTTTAAGATGACAATGTCAAAAAAATATGTTGCACTTTTACTATTTTTAAGATATAATTTAGTTAACAAACGATAACAAAAGGAGGATGGCGGTATGGAAAAAATAATAGATGTTGCTCAATATATTTTTAATGAATATAAAAGAGTTACAGGAGAAGTCATTGATGAAATGAAATTGCAAAAATTGCTGTATTTTTCACAGAGAGAAACAATTGCTATTTTAAACGAACCTCTTTTTGATGAAGTATTTGAAGGATGGAAGTATGGACCTGTGTCAAGAGAGGTGCGAACTTCTTACACGGCAGACGGAATAAATTATGAAACGGAAGATATTAAAAGTGAAAGTAAATACATAATAAATAATGTAATTCAAGAATACGGAGCATTAGCTTCATGGAAATTAAGTGCATTGACACATAAAGAAATTTCCTGGATTAATTCTCGAAAGGGACTTAAAAAAGAAGAAAATGGAAAGATTAAAATCAAAACTACGGATATACAGGAAGATGCAAAAAAAGTGAGACCTTATGATTATGTGTGGGATATGTATTATGATGAATTTGATGATTACGAAGTGGTAGTTTGATGATAGGAAAAATAGTCAAATGCCTAACTCAGTACTATGATGCAAGGTTACAAAGAATTTCAATTAAATCAAGACCAGCGTTAGTGTTGAAAAGTCCTGAAGATGATGATTATGTGGTTCTTCCTATTTCAACTATTCCGAATAGAACAAATGTAAATCCAGTATATGATATAGAAATAGATCCTTCAAAATTCTCAAGAATAAACTTGACAAGATTATCATATGTTAGAACACATAGGATGATTTCAATACCGATGCAGCAAATAGATACTAGCATTATAATAGGAGATTTAAAATCGGATTATGAAGAATTATTTTTAGAAATAGTGGAAAAAGTGGAGCAGTTTCATAATGAAATTATGGAAGGATTGTTAGAATAGCAATTAAAAATTGAAATCACAGTCATTAATTTGATTGTGATTTTTTATTTATTTATAAGTAAAGTAAATTTATTTTTATTGAATAAAAAGAAAGGAAGTAAAATGAACGAAAAAGATATAGACAGAATAGCGGATAAGATATTGGAAAAGATGAGGAATGACAAGGAAATAAAAGCAGAGAAACAGCTGACACCATTTCAGAAGACAGAGAAACTACTATCAGAACTGTCATTGCTGAAAGGAGCCATTGATTCTAAAAATATGCTCATAGAGGATTTGAAAAAAGAAGGCATATCAATTCAGAAAAGAGAAGCAGGAATGAATGTCCAGTCAAGTAAAGTATATCTATCAGAACTGGAAAAGGTGGAAAATAGAATTGAGAAATTACAAGAAGAAATTATCAGGATAGAAAATGTTGTAAACATGGTTGAGAGAGCTTTGGATACAATCAAAAACAATAAGCATTATGACATAATAGAAATGAAATATTTTGAAGAGCTGACGTTTGAGCATATAGCAGAAAAGTTAAATATAAGTGTTATAACTGCAAAGAGATATAAAAACTATATGATTAGGCAATTACAACTGGTTATTTTTTCGGATGATGTAATAAAAAATATTTTGAATTGATTTTAAAGACCTGAAAATATTGAGGAGTTTATAGAGTATAATAAAAATTTTAAAAATATGTTGACAATCAGTAACTTATATATTATAATCATATCAGTTACTGATAAAGGAGAAAAAATGGAAAGAAGAAATGGAAGAGTTTCTTTTCATAAATCAGGAAGTGGTAGAGGAGCAAAAGTAACTATACCAATACCATGGCTTAGAAAAATGGGTATTTCTGAAGAAGATAGAGAAATAGTATTTATCTTTGATGAAGAAAATCAAAAACTGATTATTGAGAAGAAATAAAAAAACTCCCCTATGTCCTTTATCAGAAAACATAGGAGAGATACAGTTATAATAACCGATTAACCACCTTTATTATACTGTATAAACTCCAAAAAATCAATATTTTCAGGAGGAAAAAACATGACATTTGAAGAAAGATTAGGATTTGAAGTAGCAAAGGAATTACTGGACATTCACAATGAGGAGTTACAGAAAGCACAGAAGAAATTCAGTGGAGTATTTCAAAAAATATGGGATGAAGCACTGGAAAAAGGAATAAAGCTATTTGATTTAGAAAGTGCCTTTGATGATTTCTTGGATGTAGTCAAGGAAGAATATTACAAGGCAGGAAAACGAATAGACAGTATAGTGCAGTCAGAAACTCTTAAGAATGAAATAGCAAAGGCTACTGCTTAAAAAAAGTATAATAGGAGGATAAAAGAATGAATGAATTACAAATATTTAAAAGTGAAAAATTTGGAGAAATTGAAGTATTAATTGAAAACGGAAAAGAATATTTTCCAGCAACTGAAGTTGCAAAAATATTAGGATATTCAAATCCACAAAAAGCAGTAAGAGACCACTGTAAAGAAAAGGGGTGCACGAATCGTTCAGTCCTTACAAAAGGTGGAAAACAAGAGAAAAAATTTATTGATGAAGGAAACTTATATAGATTAATCACAAAATCAAATTTACCTCAAGCTGAAGTTTTTGAAAGCTGGGTATTTGATGAAGTGTTACCTTCAATAAGAAAAACAGGAATGTATATAACTAACAACTTATGGGAAGAAATAATAAGTAATCCTGCAAAACTGGGAGAAGCATTTATTGAGTTTGGTAAAGTTAAAAAAGAGAATGAGTTATTATTAGAAGAAAATCAGGTACAAAAACAAATAATAGCAGAATATAAGCCTATTAAAGAATATGTTGATACAATATTATCAAGTGAAGATACGATGGCAACAACACAAATTGCAGCTGATTATGGATTAAGTGCATATGAATTAAATAAAATGTTAAACGAACAAAGAATAATAAGAAAAGTTGGAGGACAGTGGATATTGTATATAGAACATATGAACAAAGGGTATACAAAAAGTGAGACAATAACATTAAAGAGGAAAGATGGAACGGACAAGGTAGTTCCAAATACAAAATGGACACAGAAAGGAAGATTATTTATACATAATCTGCTTGAAAGTCTAGGGATAAAAGCAAATATGGATAAAGAAAGAGAAGGAGCATAAAACATAAAAAAATGAAAAATGATACTTTTTTGATATTGTACATAATTTTTAATATGTTATAATATGATAGAATGAGGTTTTAGGATTTGAGATAACTTTGTCGAGGTGAGTTTTGCAAACTATACACCTGACTATCAAAGGCAGTATAAGAGCTGTCTTTTTTATTTACAAGAAATGAGGTGAAGTAGCATTGAAATTAAATGCAAGACAGAAAGCTTTTTGTGAATATTATGTAGCTAGTGGAAATGCTACTGAATCCGCAATAAAGGCTGGGTACAGTGAAAATTATGCAAATAAGAGGGTACATGAACAGCTGAAAAGAAAAGAGATATCAAGTTATATTAAGAAGTTACAGGAAAAAGCAAAAACAAGCAGAATAATGACGGCTATTGAAAGAAGAGAATTTTTAACAGAAGTTATTAAAAATAAATATGAAAAGTTACAGGATAGATTAAAAGCACTGGATATTTTAAATAAAATGGATGGTGAATATATTGAAAAAATGCAACTATCTGGACAGATAAATACTAATCCTCTTTCAGGACTGACTACTGAGGAATTAAGAGCATTAGCTGGTGGCAAGAATGGATAAAATGGAAGTGATAAGATTTGAGGCACTTAAGGAATTATCACGCAGAAACTTATTAGATTTCCTTATTTTTGATGGAAACGGGAGATATAAGAATGCAAGACATATCCAATTTTTAACGGATAAGGCACAGAAATTTGTTGAAGATGTCAAGAATGGGAAAAGTCCACGGTTATTTATCAGTATGCCGCCAAGACATTCTAAGTCTGAAACTATGACTAAAAAATTTCCTGCATGGATAATTGGGAATAATCCTGATTATGAAATCATAATTGCAAGTTATTCAATGGACTTGGCAAGGGATTTTGGGAAAATTGCCAGAGATACCTATAGAGAACATAGTAAGAATGGAACGGGGATTTTTAATAATATCATAGACAGAGATAAGAGTGCTGGAGACAACTGGGGCATTTCAGAACACAGAGGAGCCGTTGTCAGTACAGGAGTTGGAGGAAGTGCAACGGGGAAAGGAGCACACATTGCAATCATAGACGATCCGTTCAAAAATAGAGAAGATGCAAATAGTAGATTGCAACGTGACAAGGTCTGGGCATGGTATCAGTCAACAATCCGTACAAGATTAGCACCTGGAGGTGGAATTATAATTATTCAGACCAGGTGGCATGAAGATGATCTTGTTGGAAGAATAATCAAGGAAATGGAAAATGAAACAGGAGAAACTTTTGAAAGTATTGTATTACCGGCTATAGCTGAAGAAAATGACATCTTGGGAAGAAAAGTAGGAGAACCTTTGTGGGAAGAACGGTATGGAATTGATGAACTGAAAAATATAAAAAAAGCAATAGGGAGCAGAGAGTTTTCGGCATTATATCAACAGAAGCCTCAAATTGAAGATGGTGGATTATTTAAGCGTCAATATTTTAAATATTTTGATGTAAAGAATGATTTTATTATAGCTGATAATAAAGTTATTAATATAAAAGACTGCTTTTATTTTCAGACAATAGATACAGCAATGAGTATACATAAAAATAATGACTTCACGGCAATAGCAACATGGGTTTGCGACAGGGAGTGGAATTTGTATTTAATTGACTTAATGCTTGAAAGATTGGAAGTACCGGACCAGTGGAATGTAATTAAGCAGTACAGAAACAAATATAAATTACAATTTCAGGCAATAGAAAGTAAAAGTAGCGGTATCGGGATAATGCAACAGGCAAAGCGTGAGGGGATGCCATTAAAAGAATTGAAAGCCGACACTGATAAAATGACAAGAGCGTTAAATATTTCAGTTATGTTTGAAAATGGAAAAGTATTTTTAAACAAAAATCTTGAAAAGTTATTGGAACTAGAAGATCAGCTGTTAAAATTTCCAAATGCTGCATACGATGATGCTGTAGATGTTTGCAGTTATGCAGGAATAGTTGTAAATGATTTAATACAAAATTCAAAAAGATATATAAGAAAATTTATAAGCGTATAGGAAGGAGGAAATGTGAGTATCAGGGAAAATGTAGTAAGTGCGTTAGTGAAAGAAATAATATCATTAGGTTCATCTTCAAGCGGAGAACAGAACATAGATGATAAGTTGCTGGAACAGATGTTAAAGGATATGGATATTGCTCAGGCGTTACAGCTTATGACGCAGGCAGTCACATCTAAGGAATGGAAAATTGAAACGGACTCTCCGGAGTATACAGAAGTTGCAGAAAATATCCAGCAGAGACTAAACAATCTTAATATATCAAAGTTACTGGAAAATATTTTAAGAGCTGAAATATATAAGAAGTCAATATTTGAAATACTGTATGATAAAAATAGTACAGGAAATACAGTGATTAAAGATTTGGTATTACTTCCAAACAGATATATAAAATATGATAAAGATAACGGTTGGGTTATTAAAACTCGTGACAGTGAAATCACAGTTGCAAATGAACCTAACCGTTTTTTAGTCTGTGTCAATGAGGAAAGACTGGATAATTTACAGGGAAGTACAGATTTATTACCGCTTGTTCCTGTATTTTCAGCCAAAGAAAAATTAGAACAGAAATTAAATGCCATTATTGAAAAGTATGGGGATATAATTACAGTATTTGCTTATGAACCTCCACTTGAAACAGATCCTCCAGAAGTTGTCGAGGCAAGAAAAAAAGATGTGGAAGCACAGGCAAAGGATTTAAAAGAAGCGAAAGGTAAGGACGTGCTTGCTGTTCCAAGTGCAGGAGAAAAGTCATTAGATGATTTTGTAAAGTTCATAAAGCTGGATGATTTAAAGCCTGAAATTTATCAGGAGCTGTTAAATGAAAAATCAAAAGCAGTGCAGAGATATTTACTTGGAAGTACACTTGTTGTTGGAGTAGACGGCAATAGTGGGAACAGAGCTTTGGGAGAAGTCCATAAAGAACAGCAGAACTACAAAATAGAATCTAAGGTTAAAAAAATTAGAGACTGGATTCAGAAATTAATAGAAATAGATGCACAACTATATGGATATGATTCAGGGAACTTTTACTTCAAATTTGTGGATGAAATAAATGAAACAGAAGCTCTTGAACTGGAAGATAAAAGAACAAGGACAACTATGGAAAAAGTAAATTACATAGTAAAAATAGCAGAGAGTGGCTATGTTTTTACCAAAGAAAAGATAGCTGAGATACTTGGTGTAGAAGAAAAGGATCTGGTAGAAGTTGAAAAAGAAGGTGGAAATTTAGAGTTTGCCAAGACTAAAAAAAAACTGAATATCAATAAAATAAATCAAAAACGTAAATTGATTGAAAAAAATCAGGAACATTTTGACAAATTTATTGATAATAACTTTAAGAAATGGCAGAAAAATGTATTAAAAGCCGTACGTGAGAAAATAGAAAAGGCAGATGATGTTTCTGATTTCTTTAATCTGGAATTTGATTATGAAAATACGCTTGAAGATATGATGCTGATGTCAACAATGCAGGGATTTGATAATGCGGTTATGGTTGATAATGAAATTATAGAATTTGCAAATACCAGAACTACAACAAGAAATGCTGCACTTGATATTTTTCTGAAAAGACATCCTGCCCTGTATGATGATATTGAAAATGAAATTGACTATGCAAGGCAAAAGAGCTTCTGGATTAAGAAAGTCACGGATGTCAATGTCACGGAGAAGATATTCAAACAGATGTCAAATACGCTTGAGAATGGAGGAACATTTAAAGAGTGGAAAAAAGATGTCGACAATATTCTGTCTCAAAGTGGATTGAACTTAAGCGAAGGTTATCTGAAGACAGTATTCAGAACTAACATGAATCATGCCTATAATGCAGGGATATATATGAAGATGGATAAATATAAGGATCGTTATCCGTATTATCAATATTGTGGAACGCTTGATGGAAGAGAACAGGAACATACAAGGGAACTGAACGGGAAAATATTCAAGATAGGGACACCTGAAGCTGATAAATATTTTCCACCAAACGGATTCAATTGCAGATGTTACACAATATCATTGACAGCAGATGAGGTGGATCCGGATGAAGTTGTAGGTGATGGAGACATTGACCAAGATGTAGGAAGTTTTACAGGAAATATTGGGAATAATGAGTATATCGAAATGCTTGAAAAGAATTATAAACAGAAAGTAGAAGCGCTTGCAGATAAATATGACGTTCCTGATTTTGTACTTGCTGAACCATTGAAAAAAGGTGAAAACAGTAGTATAATTGATACAATAACAACAGTGAAAGAAGCAAATAACTATTCTGAAAAAGTACTGGGAGTTAAAGCGGATTACACTGGTATTGATGTACGTTGTGCTAATGAATGGAATCGTGGACTTACAGACATGAAGAGCAAATATCCTGAAGCTATGGAACAGATTAAATTTGTTGGAAGTATGCAGAAGAGAAATGAATTACTTGAAGCTGAATTGAAAAATTATGCTAAGAATAATAAGCTGACAAAATATGTGACAGATATAATTAACGATGTTATAAGTGACTTAAAAATAAAAAACAATCGGACAGCAGAATCTTTACAGCGTAAGGGATTAACAAATAATGAAGAGTTAGACGGTGTTATAAATATAATAAATAAGTATGCCGGGATATCCTTAAATTCAAATTACTATAATGACTATGATAAAATTATTGCTGACAGGAAACAGCAAGTAGAAAGTGGATGGAAGCCTGTTGGATGTGATACAATGAAATCTGTTTTTGATCATGAATTTGGACATCAGATAGATAAGTTGCTGGGTATTTCTAAATCCAAAGATGTGAAAGAATATTTTGAGAACAATAAAGCGTCCATATCAAAAAATCTTTCAGAATACGCAACAGTGAAAGTTGAAGAATTTATAGCTGAAGCATGGAGTGAGTATAATAACAATCCAAAACCACGAGAAATCTCGAAAAAAGTAGGTAAATTTATAGAAAGGTCGTGGGAAGAATGGCAAAAGAAAAATTTATAGAAGATTTAGAAGAAGCTTTGAAAAAGACTGAAGAAAGAGGTTTTGAAGCTGAAGAAACTCAAGAGGAGAGAAATGAAAGGTTTGCTAAAATGACACCTGAAGAAATACGCAATGAAATTCTTAAAGAATTACGTGAATTTCGTGAGACAGAGGAAGAAGAGAAAGGGCATACATATGAATAGTAATGAATAATCACAGTTATTAATTTAGCTGTGTTTTTTTGTGAAAGGAAATAACATGAAGATTAATATAAAAACAAACATTGACAGCGTAAGTACAAGTTTTAAGGAAAAGTTGAGAAGCATTAATAAAGGAGAAATGCTGGAAGAAGTAGCATTCTATATGGAAAATGAAATGCGTAAAAGATTTGATACTGAAACAGATTATCAGGGAAACAAATGGGAAAAGTTAAAGTTGCGAGAGGGAAAAATTTTAAGTGATACAGGAATGCTTAAAGGATCTTTAGGAACAGCTGAGATAAAAGGTAATACAGTAACGGTATTTAGTAATTTAGTTTATGCAAAGATTCACGATGAAGGTGGAGTTATCAAAGCTAAAAATTTCAAAGCTCTACATTGGAAAATAGGAGAAGAGAAATATTTTGCTAAATCTGTTACTATTCCTAAACGTCAATTTAGTGGTGTGAGTGATAAAAATAAAGAGGATCTGATAAAAATTATCAATGAATATTTTGTTAATAAGAAGCTATTTTTATAACGATGTATATAAATTTTAAATCCAGGTAATAACTGGATTTTTTATTATATAGAAATTTTAAAAGAGAGGAGGGGTAAAATGCCATTTGTATTATTTAAAGCCGGAGATTACGGAACAAAAGGTAAATGGAGCAATGAACAGTTATCTAATCTCATAAATAATAAAAAGGAATTAGATGTGATTCCATTTCATACAAGCGAATTTACAAAACTTGGAATGCTCAGAAATGAAATACCTGTTATTGGAAAGTTCAAAAATATTTCTGTAAAAGATGACGAAATAATAGCAGATGATGTTGAGATATTCAACAGAGGAGAGTTTAAAGATCGTAAAGTGGATAGACTGTCTGTAGAAATTGAGAATGGAGAAATAACAAGGGTAGGGGCATTACCTGTGGGAGTTGAACCAGCCGTGAGCAATAGCGGAAGTTTTGCAAACGGTGAATTTTCACAAGGCTTTGAAATGGACTGGATTAATCAGGAGAATATAATAGAGTTTAGTGATAAAAAAAATAATAATGGAGGAAACAGAGAAATGAATTTTGAAGAATTACTGAAAAAATTACTGGAATCTGGCAGTGAAGATAAAATAAAAGCAGCTAATGAAATACTGAAAACACTTTCAAAAGAAGAATTACAAAAAATAGAAGTTCCTAAAGTGGAAGAAACTAAAAAGACTGAAGATGAAATTAGGGAAGAAGTAAAAAAAGAATTTGCAAGAGAGAGTGAAATTAAAGAATTTATGTTAAAAAATTCTAATAAAATAACACCAGCATTAAAGAAATTAGGAATTGAGGAGTTTATAAAACAATCTTTTTCAAATAACAACGGTGTTATTGAATTTTCTGAAAACGGAAATAATCAGACAGTGAAATCAAGTGATATTTTATCTAAACTGTTTGAAAATTTACCAAGTTATGGTGGAAATAAACCTTTAGAATTTGGCAGTGATGATGATAATGTTTCAAGACAGCAACAAATGATAGCTGATGAAATAGCCGGATATAAAGCTAGAAATAATTTAAAATAAGGAGCTGGGAATATGAAAAACAGAGTTAAATTTTTTGAAGAAGAAAAAAAAGAAGATATTGTGCTGAATGAATTTATACCAAGAAAAACAGTTACTTTGGCACAAGGTGAAGTTATAAAATACGGACAGGCATTAATATATGATACAACTACAGGAAAATATAAAAAATATGAATCAAGTACTCCTGGTGTGAAATTACCGAAAACATTTTATGCGGGTTCGGATAAAGATGTGGATGCGACAAGTGGGGATACCAAAATACAGGTTGTAAGAGCTAGTGACATCGATGGCTCTCTTGTTATAGGAGTAACAGAAACAGATTATGCAGCATTAGATAATTTAGATAAATATGGCATTAATGTCAGATTTGATAATATAAAAAAATAGGGAGATGATAAAATGTTAAGTGATATTCAATTAAAATTGATGGCATTATTTGCCGTAGTACAACCAAAAGTACAGACTCATTATCTGACAAGATTTGAAAATGCAAATCCTGAATATATGAGTGACAATGAAACAATATTATTGAAAGATTTGAATGATTATTTAGTAGAAGCAAGTATTATTGAAAGAGGAAGTGAAATTCCTTTCATAAAAGTAAATGGCATGGACAGTATGGCAATAACTCCAGATATAGTTGCAGCTTCTTATGAACTGAAACCTATAATGAATGGTGGGACAGTAACATTCATTAATGGGCAGATGATAGATCCTCAAAAATATCAGGAAGACAGACTGTTGTTAAAATTAAAAAATGCAATACTGAAGACTAAGGAAAAAATGGCTGCAAATGCTTTTCTTCAAGGAAAATATACACAGGCTAATACTCAGACAGAAATTGATTTTAAGTTTGAACCTGCAACTAAAAAGGATGCCAAAAAGATTGATAACTGGGTTACATTTTTCTTTGATATAATTGATGATTATGAGAAAAAGAATGGAGTAATGCCTGACAGAATAGAATTAGGTAGAACATTATTTGATAAACTGATTAAAAATAATGAGTTTATTGAGATAGCTAAGGCTTATTCAAATTCAATTGGACTGTCCGCAGATGAAAAACAGGTATATTTAGATTTATTAGGGCAAAGAATTTCTAAATTGAGGACGGCACAAGATTTTGAAGGTAACAACATAGCAACAGACAACATGATTTATCTGTCAAATGATAATGCCTTAGTACCTGTATTCGCAGCACTTGAAGCGGTAGATACTTCAGGAAAGCCTTTTGTATTTGTAGGAAAAGAAATCCTGGATCAGACACAGGCAAATAAAGAAACAGCACGTGCCAAAATGTTCTGTAAAACAGCATTTGCTCCAGTAGTGGCTCTTAAGGATTTCATTGTCAGATACGAAATACAGAATACCGACAGTATAGTAATTGTCCCTAACTCAAAATAGTAGGTGGTAAAAGATGTTGGAAAAAGTGGGAGAAACTTCTGAAAATGGAGTTTCTCCTGAAATTAAGTTAGATGAAAAGTTATTTGAAAAAGTCCCTTATATTCCAAAGGTGGTGGCAATTGAAGTTTGCAGATATTCCAAAAGGACTGCACGGGAGTTTGTTGATTATATAGACAGTCAGCTTATACCGGACTGTAAAACTTTTATAACGGTGTTTATAGGTGAAGAAAAATATAAATTTTTAGTTCCTGATACAAAGAGAATACTACAGGAACTTTATGTAGCCTGGAAAATATATGAAAGCCTTGAAAAAGAGAAAATATCGGAGGATAAAAGGGATACTCTTTATAAACTGCTGGAAAGTCTGAAAGGTGGTTCAGAAGATAGTGGAGGTTCAAAAAATTTTTTAAATGACAATAGATACGGTAGAATTTATAGATTTTAGGAGTTGGTAAGATGTTCGATGTAATATTTCAAAAATTTAAGGAAGAACTTAAAAAAGATTATCCTGACTATGAATTTTATATAACAGATGATTTGGAGGCTGAGGACTTTGTAATAAATTCTGTGATATGTGAAATATCCAATATTACAATCAGTAATGCCAAGCATTATAATACTACACTTAATTTTTATATCATAAAGCCAAAAGTTCAAGACGATTTAGGAACTTTCATTTTACAGGCATTGGATATTCAGAAAAAAATACAGAATTTAGACGAAAATAAGAAAATATTATTCGCATCCAAAATGGACATGCAGTTTGGGGAGCTAAGAGCAAAGGAAGTTAAAGATACATTGAGGGTATGTTTGATAACAGGAGTGTTCGATACATCTTTTCCAATAGAATATGTAATTGGGAAAAAAGAAGAATATAAACCTGCCGAGCATATATATCTGAATAATGGAAAATAAAAACATGAGACTGGATTATTTCAGTCTTTTTTTGATAAAGGAGAGGATTAAAAATGAATGGAAGTCCAAAATTTATTTTGGAAATAGAGGAAAAAGCAGGTACTGCAATAGCAAGAAGTGAACAAGGAATTGTCGGTGTAGTGTTGTTTGATAGTACTAAGGATACTGAAAAACATGTATACGTAAGTAGAGGGGATGTCTCAAGAACAGACTGGGATAATGACAATTATAATCTTTTAAAGGATTTAGCTTTTGTAGGCAATCCATATAAAGTCATAGTCCGTAGAGTAAAAGAAGATGTAAGAGATACTGTAAAAATAACAGACATATTAAGTGATTTAGAAAATGATGTTGATAGTATTGTCATACCTAAAGCAACTGAAAGCGAAACAGACAATCTGATAAGTTATGCAAAAAGTAGACATAATACTGAACTTGGTAAATTGGCATTAGATTTCAATCAGGCTCATTTCTTTACATTTGTGGCAACCGATAAAGTACCGGACCATCATGCAATTGTAAATAATGGAATAACTGGAGCTGTTGTAAATGGACATGAGTACAGTGATAAGGAATTTGCTTTAGCTATAGCAAGTATTGAAGCAGGATGCCCTATTTCAAGAAGTATCACAAATATGAAAATGGGATTTTTAGATAAATGTGATGTTCCGGCAGAACCAGGAAAAATAACTAAGAAAGGTAAAATTTCAGTCAGTGTACAACGTGATGACAGTGGAACTAGCTATTATGTAATTAATCGTGGCGTTACTTCATTCATAACTCCAAATTCTACTCAACAACGTAGATTCAGTAAAGTTAAAGTTGTAAGAAGTTTATTTATCATAACTGAAGACCTGAAAAAATCCTGGAATGATTATAAAGGGGCTAGATTAAATACTTACTTACCAAAAATGGCATTTATAAATGCTATAAACAGCTACACAAGAAGTCTTATGAATCAGGGAATACTTGATCCCGAATATTCAAATGCTTTTGACATTGATGTAGAACAGCATAAATTATATTTAATGACAGAGCGTGGAATATCAAGAGATGAAGTGGATAAAATGAATGAATCGGAATTGCGTAGAATTAACACAGTTGATGTTGTATTTGCAAGATGTGATGATTTAATGCCGTTGGATTGTATGGAAGACTTCTATGGAAAAGCAATAATTCAAAGTTAAAAAAGGAGAGATAATAGATGGATATATTTAGAGCTAATCAGGTCATTTCAGGGTCACATGGAACTCTTATGATAGATGGTGAGGTGTTTGCAGAAGTATCTGAAGTAGAGATAGAAACAAAAATTGAACGTAAGGAAATTTGGTTGCCGGGTGGACAAAAAGCTGAAAAGATTGTAGGAGCAAGTGGAGAGGGAACTATAAAACGATATAAATTGAATTCAAACTGGTTTAAAAAGTTTGCAAAGCTGGCAAAAGGAAATGAAGTTTATTTTGAACTCTACTTTCAGTTGAATGATCCTGATGTATCTGGAGCAGAAGCAATAAGAATATCAGGTTGCTGGAATAAGGAAGGCATTAAGTTCGAAGGTAAACGTGGAGAAGAGGTAACAGAAGAACTGAAAATAGGATACATTCCAACTAATCTACAGGCAACAGAATTAATTTAGACAGAAAGGAGACATAAGCTATGGATTTAAAAGAGCTGCTGAAAAAACGTGAAGAGGCAAGTAAGTATAGGGAAAGTAAATCAATACTGGAATTTACTTTAAAAAGCTATGGAGATACAAAATTCAGATTGAAACTTCCTGATTTTCAGGAATTTGTAAATTTTCTTTCAAAAGTAGGAATAACAGATTTCAGTATCAGTCAAAAGGAACTGAAAAAAATATTTACTGATAAAATTTTAAAATCAAACTCCATTATATATGAATATCTATTTGATACTTTTATAGAACCTAATTTTAATGATCTTGCTGGAGAATTGATGGTAGAACTGAATGCCCAAAGCCGAATAGCAGTATTTAAGGATTTCTTTGATAGTGAGGAAATTATTGAAATATTTAATTTAGTTGTGAGTAAACAGGTAGAGCTTTTCACTGATAATAAAAATCCTAATGTTGTTGAATTAAAAAAAAAATAAATCAAAATAAGAGAGATACCGAACTCAATGCAATAATTTATTACATGCAAAAAGGATGGACACCAAAAGATTTTTCAGATATAGAAAGTGAAGATTTGTGGAACTACTATATAGTAGCTTATGAAATAGCACAGGAACAGAAGCGTGAAATGCTTAATGAATATGTAAAATTAGGAGTGATGGCATATGGCGGATAATGTGATAGCTATACAGGTAAATGTAGATGGTATAGAAAGTGCCATTTCACATTTTAATTCACTGGCTGAAAGTTTTGGAAAATTGGCAAAGGGAGCACAACAAGGAACAAGTGGAAATGAAACTTTAGAAAACAGTTTAAATGAAGTTTCAGAAACCGCAAGTGAAGCAGGAGACAATATAAAGAAATTAGATGAAAGCAATAAAAGTGCTTCTGAAAGTGCTAACAAATTGTCTGAAAGTTCCAAAAAGGCAGAAGGTAATGTAGAAAAATTAGGTAAGAGTACAGATGAAGCAACAGGATCTTTGACTAGATTAGAAGCTTCAGGAAGTATAGTTGGAGAATTATTTCAGAAGATTTTTGGGAGTAAAATTATAACCAGCATAGGTAAAATTGGAAATAAATTTAGTGGATTGCTTAGTCCATTAAAAAAAATTGGAGAAGTGGGAAAGAATGCTTTTTCATTTTTAGGAAAAGGTATTGGTAGCAAAATTGGTGAAATAAGTTCAAAATTAAAAAATCTTTATAATACCGTATTAACAGCCAGTGCTAATGGCGGTGGACTTGGTGCAATTGGTGGAGCGGTCAAAGGTCTTGCTGGACTAGCAACGGGACCAGTTGGTGCTACTGTCGTTGCTGTTGGTGCACTTACTTCTGCAACAGCTGGATTTGGAGCTAAAGCATTGAAAGCTTCAGGAGAATTCCAAAAAGGGATGAATATGGTTTATACAATGTTGCCTAATGCTTCGCAACAAACTAAAGATAAATTGAGTAAAGATGTACTGGACATTTCGGAAAAATATGGTAAAAGTGCAAATGAAATATCTGAAGCTATGTATCAGGCATTATCAGCAGGAGTAGAACAGGATAAGGTTAGAGGATTCTTGGAAGTAGCTCAAAAAGGAGCAACAGCAGGAGTGACTGATATTACCACGGCAGTAGATGGGCTTAGTTCTATTGTTAATGCATGGGGTACAGATGCTATAAATGCAGGACAGGCAAGTGATTTAATTTTTACGGCTGTTAAGAATGGTAAAACAAGTTTTGGTGAAATTGCAGGAAGTATTGCACAGGTATCACCTATTGCCAGTGCATTAGGTGTAAATTTTAGTGATGTTTCAGCAGCAATTGGAACTTTGACTGCAAAAGGGACACCAACGAGTGTAGTTATGTCTCAGATGAAAGCGGCATTCAGTGAATTTTCAAAAGGGTCAACAGTAGCTTCCAAAGAATTTAAGAAAGCAACTGGACAGTCTTTTCAGGAATTCATAGCAAAAGGTGGAAATCTACAGACTGCTATGCAGGCACTGGAAAAACATGCTAATAAAACAGGTAAAAATATCAATGAATTTTTTGGAAGTGTGGAAGCAGGATCATTTGCATTATCTTTAACAGGTGAAAATACAGAAGCTTTTATTAAAAATATGCAGGATATGAAAAATTCAAAAGGTGCTGCAGACAAGGCTTTTAATACAATGAATCAAGGAATAGGACCTTCAATGGAGAGAATGAAAGCTTCAATGGCTAGAGGAATGATAGAGGCAGGAAAGGCAATAACACCTATGGCTTCTAAAGTGCTTCAAGGAATAGAAGGAGCTTTTCCTGCAATAGGAACAGCTTTTTCAAGCGTTGGACAGTCCTTTTTGCCACTTATGGAAGGATGGGCTAGTAGTATTGGTGGATTTTTTCAGACTATACAGTCGAATGGAAGTCAGTTTAGTGCAATGTTTCAAGGAATCGGAAGTGTACTGACAGTAATTTTTTCAGGAATAGGAGCGGCAATATCAGTTACAGGAGCTATATTTAATGCTATTTTTGGAATTATTATTAACCTGTTAGGGAGCTTTATGAGTTCTGCTGGACTTGCTGGCTCACAGGGGCAAAATCTTGCAAGTACAATGTCCTGGGCTTTCAGTGCAATAGCCAGTGTTGTAGGTGGAGCACTTCAATTTATAATGCCCCTTTTGGTAGGATTGGCACAAATAATTGGAGGTGCACTTGGATTTGCAGTAAGAGCAATCACAGAAGCATTCTTATTCTTTGGAAAAATCATTTCAAAAGTTGGTGGATTTTTTAAAAAGTTATTTGGAAAAGATGATGCAGAACAGGCTACAGCGACAATAAATGAAGTGAAAAAAGGAATGGAAGAACTGAATTCTGAAGCTGCAAAAGGTGCAAAAAAAGAAGTGGAAATAAATACAAAGGAAAACCTACAGCAGACAGTTACACAGGATTTTCAGCAAATGTTACCGGATATGAAAAACGCTGGAATGTCATTTGGAGAAGTAAAGCTAGATCCCAATACAAAAGTTCCTATAGATCCGACAAGTCTTTCAAATACACAGATGAAAATAGATCCTGCCGTATTTAGTAATGTACATCAGGCAGTGCAGCAAGTAAGTAGTGATATTAAGAGTAATCCACAAGATGTAACTAGAAATAGTCTGCTTGGCGAATTAAAAGCTGAAATGAGTGCATTGAAAGCTGAAATGTCTGCTACTAAAAGTGCTATTGTTGGTAAGCTTGGCGAAGTAGTGTCTGCTATACATGCAATAAAAATTAATGTAAATGTTCCTGCTGCGCCAAGTGGTGATGATATAGCAAATAGAATTGCAGCAAGTTTACAGAAAGGATAGGTCATGGGATTATTAGATTATAAAGTGTATATAAAATTTGATGAAAGTGTTAACTACAAGGACTTGAATTTTTTAGGAAGTAATTCTTTTAACACTGTTGATTTTCTAAATCAAAAACTAGGGGATAATAATTTTATTGAAAAAGCTAAAAAGATGTTATCGGATAAAATAAACAGTGCAAGCGGTCAAAGCCCCATTTTTTCACAAATAAATGACAAAATGACAGAATTAAAAGAGTTTTATTTATTTCCTGTACCACCGAGTGAACTTAAATTCAAAAGTATTGGTGGGTGGGAAAGTATAGACACAGTAAATGGCATATTAAAGCTTAAAAATAGGAATAAATTACAGTCCTTGGCTTTTTCTTCTATTGTGCCCGAACAGAAATATAATTTTGCGACACACCATCTGCTTGATTCTTTTACTACTTTTTTATTATTTAAATCATTGGAAATGTCAGATAAACCAATAAGAGTGATTTTAGTTGGTAAATTAGGAAAAGGGACACTTACATCAATTTTAAATCCTGTGGACTTGAATTTTCTGGCAACTGTTATTAAATTTGAATGCAATTTTGATGCCATAGGAACATTAAATTTTGAAATAGAATTTGAAGAATATCCAGAGTTCAGTGATATCACAGAAGCTGATAAAACTGAAGAAAAATTATTCTATAAAGTGAGTGAATAAGGATATGAAAATAATTATAACTGATCCGGATGGAAAAAGATATGACCTGACAAGTATTGTAAAGGATAATATTCAGCTTTCAAGCAGTATTGATAATATTACGGCACAAATGGAATTTGAACTGGCTTACAATTACAGGGAAAATATGCCATACCATACAATTGATTTGGATAAGGGAGCTTATTTTGTAGAACTCTATGATGATACTGATACTTTAATATTCCAAGGAATTATTCCTAAAATTAGTGTTAATAATAAAGGTCCCAAGTTTACGGCATATGATCCTAGTTTTTATATATCCCGTATTTCTGAAATATTTCAGTTTGATAAGCTACCGGCAGGAGAATGTGTGAAGAAAATGCTTGAAGAATTCGACATGCCTGTTGGAACTGTGGAAAGCTGTGATGTAAAAATTGACGAGTATTATTACAAAGAAACTATTGCAGATATAATTAAAAAAATTATAGAAACGATAAAAGAGGATAAGGGTGAAAACTGGCATTTTTACTTTAAAGATAATGCTTTTCATTTTGTTAAAAGAAATAGTGATAAATATTTGGATGGACAAGTGCAGCCTAAAGAATACCAAATATATGTTGGTAGTGGATATGTGAATATTTTCAACTTTATCAAAGACGCAAGTTATACATCAAGTTTTGAAAATATGAAAAATAGTGTGATTGTAGTTGATGGCGATGATGAAAAAATGAATAAAGTTGATACAGCAAAAGATAGCGAAAATATTAAGAAATATGGATTATTGCAATATATTGTCAAACAGGAGAAGAACAATCAGGAAAAATCATCTAAAAAAGGCAGAAGTAAGGATAAGAATAATAAAAAGAACAAAAAAGATAAAAAAGACGATAAAAATAAGAAAAATGGTAAAGGAAAGAATACCAAAAATTCAAAACGTAACAAAAATACAGCTAAGAAAGGTAAAAAATAATGGCTGGAAAAACTAGAAATTCAAAACGTAACAAAAAAAGCTCAAAAAGTGACAAAGGCTCAAAGAATAATAAAGATGTGAAAAAAAATAAGAAATCCAAAGATCCTAAAAAAAGTGCAAAAAAACAGAAAGAAAAGAAACCGATAAAAGCATCAAATGTCTTAAAGGAAAAAAATAAACTTGAGAAAACTTTTACTCTAACTGTTCCAGGAATACCTATTTTACGTGCTGGAGATTTAGTCAGTATACCTAAAAACAGCACAGGAATTGCTGGAATATTTGAGGTTAAAAGCGTTAATCATAATTTTAGTCAGAAATATAGTTTTTATGGAATTAAAATTTATTTCATGAGCCTGACTCTTGAATTAGTAAAAGAATTAGAAAGTGAGGAATAAATATGGACGAAGTATTACAGCCTGATGAAGCAAAGCATTCAGAGCCTAACAAAGCCTTTGATAATTTAGCAAGAATTTTTGAACAAAGATTTGGGAATCCTGACTGGAACGGTCCGTTTTTAGGTAAAGTTGTAAAAGCCCCTCCGAACTTGGAAGTTCAGATTGATGAAAGAATTATATTGAAGGCAGATAGAATTGTTGTGGCATGGGAGAAAGTAGCTGGATATACAAGAAAATTTAGCGAAAAAGGGGAAATAAACATAGAATTTGACAAATTCACAGTGGACAGTAATGACAAAGATACAGGAGGCAATACTCATAATACTGTGTCCGGTTCAGGCTCTTTAAAAGGAAATTTTACAGCAAACGGAACTAATACATGGACTGATGAATTAAAAGTTGGAGATGAAGTGATACTGAATGAATTCAAGAATCAGAAAAAATTTTATTTAGTAGATAAGGCTTATTATTACAAGGCAGGTGAATAGAGATGTTACCTAATTCAGCAATTACAGCTCTTGATACATATTCCAGTAATCAAAATATTGAGTACGACAATTCTGATATTTATTCTGACTTGAAATGGGATTTTAAAAAAGGTGATTTTGTTTATGAAAAAGGTACACCTGTCCTTTTGACTACAAAGAAAGAAATTGTAAAGCAATGGATTATAAAATGTCTGATTGTTACTAAAAATGCTTGGAGAGTTTATTATAAGGATGTATTTCCTTTTGGAGTTGGAATAAATAAATATCGTGGAATAAATCCGCTTTATCAGGATTATGCACAAAGTGAAATAAAACGTGAAATCTTGACTGCATTAAAAGAACACGAATATATTAAATCTATAAATAACTATTATTCAGATTTCAAAGAAGATAGGCTGACGTTTGAGTTTGATGTAATTCTAAAAGATGATGAAGGAACTCTAAATATTAGTGAAACTTTTGAATTTGACAATTTTTTATAGTGAAAGGGGGTATTTATGGTTACAAGGGAAGATATAGATGTTTACGAGGAAGATATAAATGAACTTGTAAATAATATTTTCAACGGAAGTTTCATGAGCAAATACAGTGATGTTGTTGGAAGTTTCACAGCAGACATTGTAAGGGCATTTTCTACTGAACTGATTGTACAACAAAAACTATATGATAGTATGTCGAAAAATTACGATGTGGTAACTGCCGAGGGCATCTATCTTGATAGTATATGTAGTGAAGATTATATTTTCAGAAAAAAAGCAACTGCTGCAACTGGAACAGTCAGAATTCATGGAATAAGTGGGACATTAATTGAAAACGGAATGATAGTTGCAAGTAACAACTGCACATATACTGTTACTGAAACAAAAATAGTGGCTTACGTATCAACTGGGACCGTTGGTTATAGTGATGTTAATGTAGTTGCAAATATAGCTGGAGAAATTGGCAATTGCGGTATTGGAGAAATAAATAAATTTTCTGAAAATTATACAGGACTTGAAAGAGTGGAAAATCTTAATAATATTTCAAACGGATTGGATGAGGAAAATGACACAGAACTTCGGGAACGCAGGAGAAAAATATTATCTAGTCCGAGTGTAAATTATAATGCAAATATGATAAGGGAAATGATACTAAGTAATTTTGAAAATATCAAAAAATTAAGAATAATTCCAAGATGGAATGGTAAAGGAACGGCTAAAATTATTGGAATTGGTAAATCAGATATAAAATTAAAAGATGAGGAACTTGATGCAATAAAAACATATCTAGATAATGAAATCATAACGGATGCCAAATTTACTATAAAGACAATCAAGGAAAAAAGCATAAATCTCACATTTGAAGCTATGTTAAATAAGGAATATAACGAAGAAAGTGCAATTGAACTTACTAAAAATACATTAAATCAAGTATTTCTAGACAAATTATTTGAAGAAAATAGAATTTATTATGCAGAAATAATTGATAAATTGCTGGAAATAAAAGCATTTAAAAAAATATCAAATATAGATATCAATAATACTAAAGAAGATATTGTGCTGTCCGATGAAGATTTAGTAAGCGTTTTGAATGTAACATTAAAAACTTTAGATTAGGAGGAGAAAATGAGTGGATTTACATTAGCTGCAAAAGCAAAAATATTAAATAACTTATTTGAAGGTAAAACATATTATGCTGGACTTTTGACAGCTATAACAACAGGATCAAACGGAAAAGAAAATGCTACTGAACTTGTATCTGCTTCATATGCCAGAAGAGCTATAAATTTTGCTTCAACTTCATCAAATGAAACAAGCAATGTAGCTTCTGTGAAATTCCCTGAAGCAAGAGAAGATTGGGGACGTATCATAGGAATTGGAATATATGATTCATTGACTGGTGGAAATTTAGTAAATTTTGCTACTTTTGATGCAAGAGATGAAGTGACAGTATACGCCTTGATGCAATATGAAATAGCAAAGAACTTTTATGTAATAGGATTTAGAAATTGATGGCTAAGAACGTACACCAAAAGTCAATTGAATATATAAAAAATAATTTTAGTACACAGGAATTATCAAATTTCTATGTAAGAGATTTTATAAATGATGGTAGAAATGAAGAATTTGCTACGATTAAAGCAAATCCTAAAACTGCAAACTTTGTAAAACATACAAATAAATTATCAGAAATGACAGTATCGGAGCTGTTAAATTATAAAGTAAGCGATTTTTTATTTTTTATTGGAATTGACAATTATGTAAATTTCAAACAAAAGATTACTGAAAAGAAGTTTCCATTGCTCTTTTCATATGATAATGATTATGCGGACGTCATATATAATCTTGCTAAAAGTGATTATTACAACAGCATGATAAATTCTCTTCCTGGAACATTCAGGACTTCAGGACTTATACAGGATATATTTCATTTTGCTGATATTGAATTGAAATCACTGGAATTTATAATAGGAACATTAGTAAAAAACAAGAGATTTATAACTGCAAGAAGTGAAGTTTTAGAAGAGTTTGAGGAACATTATAAGCTAATATCAAGCAAAAATTTATCAACAGCATTTAAGATTAATAGGATTATTTCTAAACGTATTTTAAGGCGTTCAAACACTTTGCAGGATTTCAAAGATACAATGAAACTTTATTTTATCTACAATGACAATGTGACAATAACAAATGATAGGAATAATTTCCAATACATTGTGAATTTTCATTCTGCTATTGTAGATAAAGAATATTTAGACTACTGGTTGGAATTGATTTATGAAGCTATACCGATCTGGTATGACATAAAAATTATATATTAGATGAAGGGAGAAAAAATGAAACAGGCAACATTAGATTTAATAAAAAATATAAATGAAAATACTTTCATACCGGCAAATACTAAAAATGAATTATTTGAATTATTTCAGTTAGATACAGTTGCTGATTTGAGGAAAGTATCAAGAAATTTTATGAAACTGTATGAGCTTTTAGAGCATTTTGATACTCAGACTTCTAATGCTACAAAGGAAAAAGAGGGTATTGTAAAATTTGGAACAGAAACAGGAAATGCAATAGATGCTGAAACATGGAAACAGGCAATAGGGCAAACATTTGGTGGATATGTAAGCAAAGTTGAAAATAAAGAAGCTGGGAAATGGTACATGAATGATTTGACTGATGGGAAGATATATAAATGCATTCAAAGTCATAGAAGTACAAGTTTTGACATTACCAAATTTATCGATATTACAAATATTGGGGTTTCAGACAAATTGGAAAATTTATTCGAAGTTGCTAAGGAACGTGTAAATCTTGTCGGTGGTTTTGTCGAATTCAGACGTTTTGGTAAAACTGTTGTTGCATCTATGGAAATTCAGAGAGAAGGAATTCATTTCACTGAAAATTTCCCTATTATGAATTATTTACCAGCAAAATTTAAGCCGAGCGGAAATAGTGTAGGGATAGAATCTTCTTTGTCTCATAATCTGACATCAGGAACTCAGGGAGCTACAAGAATGAGATTAGAGGCTAATTCTCTGAATCTTTGGGGATGCCACACTGGTTCCTATAATGTTCTTAAAGGCTCTATGACATACTTTACTGATAATTAATCAGTAAAATACGTGGCTGAGAAGTAATAAGCCAATCTTTTGCGTTAGAAAAAGAACAGAAAATTGGATTCTAAAAAAGAGAGGAGAATAAAAAATGGAAGAATTTAGAGTGTATTTATACGACAAGAATGGAAAGCTAATAGGAATATATTTAGCACCATCGCAAGAAGAGTTTGAAGCTGATAAATTAAAATATTGCAGTGAATATGTCGAAGGAGAAACTTATATTTCCTATGTTGAAATCAATAATGCAATAATTGATAACGGAGTTATCAGAGAAATGAAAACTTCTGAAAAAATAAAGGCTGGACTTATAACTCTATCAGATGGACAGTACTTAGATGGCGAGGAAATAAAGACAGTACCTCAACCAAATCCATATAGCAAATGGGACAAAGATTCTAGTGCATGGATTGAGGATAAGGCAGAAAAATTGAAATATTTAAAAGAACTGAGATATCAGAAACAGCAAGAGTATATTAAATATAAGAAGGAGTTAGAAGAAAAAGAAGAGGAGAAATCAGAATTTGAAACTCTTGGTTTTGACATAACAGAAACAGAAGAAAGAATAGTCGAGATAAAGGCAGAAATGGATTTCCTAAAAACTGAAATTGCAAAACTGACAAAAGACATAAAGAAAGCCGAAAAGGAAGTAGAAAAATAATGGTAATAATACACTAAAAAATATACTAAATTACCGTTATTTAAAATATAGTTTATCTTAGTAAAATCAATAATTGTAGAGATTTTAGTAATAGTGGTAATAATAGATATAAAAATACATATAAAAATACACAAAAGGAAGTGATTTAAATGGATAGATTTAACAAAATTTTTGACTATCTAATAAAAGTAGAAGGGGGGTATAGTGATGATAAATTTGACAAAGGAGGTAAGACAAAATACGGAATAATAGAGGTAGAGGCTCGAAAATACGGCTATAAGGGTCATATGAGAGATATGCCGATTGAGATTGCACGTGATATATATGACAAAAAATATTATCACGGCAACAGGCTTAACGAGGTTGTCAATGACAAGATAGCCTTGTCTATATGTGACTGGATAGTGAACAGTGAAACTTGGGGTGTTAAAAAAGCACAGCAGGCTCTTAATATTATCGACGGGTCTGATTTGGCAACTGATGGGAAAATAGGAAATAAAACCTTATTTGCTTTAAATCATGTAGACACTGACAAGTTCTTACAAGTCTATCATGAGTTACAACGTAGATTTTATCATAGCATTGTTGCAAGTAGACCAACGCAGAGAGTTTTTTTAAAAGGGTGGCTTAACAGAGTAGCCCGAAAGGAAAAATTCATAGAAGACAATTTTTAAGACTTAATTTTTCGAAATTTTAAGTCTATAAAATTTTTTAGACTCAAAAAATTGAAAAACTGAGTCTAACGAAAAAAAGACCTTTTATATTTCGATTTTAAGCGTTCCAAATTGATTTTAGGTATAAAAACTTAAAGAAATAAAAAGAATTGAAATTTAAGCCTATTACGTGGCTTATAACATAAAATAAATTAAATAAGACAAAGGAGATGTTAAAAATGAAAGAATTTTTATTACAAATTGTAAATGGAGCAGGACAAAATGTGTTAAACTTAATCGGAGTATCAGCAGGAGCGTACTTAGTTACAATTTTAGGAAAAGGATTTATCAAACTTTATAAATTTTTGATAAATAGAAAAATAGTTAAATTGGTTACTAAATATATTCCAAACGGTATTGCTTTTGGAGATATCCTTAAAGGCACAAAACCAAACGAGGAAGTATTATTCCAAGCTGTTTTAAGAGTGCAGAATTTGGTGTTAAAAGCATTCCCTCCAAGGTTAAGACCGACTGTTGACAGATTGATTGATGAACATGCGATAGCAAGAGAAATTGAAAGAGCATTGAATGAAGACAAAATAGTGGGTTTAGCAAAAGCTCCAGCACTAGAAGAATAGCAGAAAAACTGGAGCAGAAAACGGAAGAAATAATTGAAAAAACAACTGACAAGGTAGTAGATAAAGCAATTCAAAAGGTAGTGGAGAGCGGAAAACTCTCTGCTACTGACAATAACAAACTGAATTTCAATGTAATTGATTATAAAAGAGACTACGGTCGTAGTAATATTTATGCGGATATCAATTATAGAGATAATTTCAGAGGAGACAGAGAATTGCTTGCCAGAGCTGGGTTTATTTACTATCTAGGAAGAAAGTAGGAATAGCAATGCAGTTAAAGGAGCTTATGCTGTACATAGAAAATCATGGGATTTCAATAGTATTCATGTGTCTGACAATAATAATTCTCTATCGTTCTGTAGTTCCTTTCATGAAAGAAGCACTTGAAACACAGAAAGAAATGAAGAAATTCATGCAGAGCATGAACATGAACACCATGAGAGGTAAAGGTCTTGAGATGGTATTAAATTTTACAAGTCAGGGACTAAGATGGAGCTTACAGAAGAGAATAATTCAGTATATCATAGATAATAATATCAGTCTTAACTGGATTATAATATTAAGAGAAATAGATTTGAAGATTGAGGAAAAAAAGCATGAAATATATACGGATTTGAGAGATATAATTGACAAGGCTGTATTGAAAGTGTTCATGACAATTTTAGATGAAGAACTTACTGAAACTAAAAATCTTATAATTTCTCTGCTTGAAGACTTAAAAGAGCATGGCAAACATGATAAATCACTCTATGTGACGGCAGAAAGAAGTGTAGAAACACATTTTGAGCATTTCGAAAATAGGATGTATAATAAAATAAAAGATTTACTAAATTAGGGTACTTTATGTATCCTATTTTTTTTAAAAATACGGTATTTATATATATTATGAAATGCTTATTTTATAAGGATTACAAGTAATTATAATAGGGGTATTTTAGGTGTATTTTTAGGTATATTTTTTGTAGAAATTACCATTATTTTTAAATTTTGAAAAAAATAAAAATATTTTATCAAAAACACTTGCATTTTAGATAAAAATATGTTACTATATATATGTAAGGGGGAGATAGAAAGGCGGTGGACAATGAAAAGAAAATTAAGTCGAAAGGAAAAAGAAAGGAGGCGAAAAAAAGAGGACTTAAAACAAGTCCTCGAGATAATCAAATTGTTAGCAGAAATCATACTCGCAATATTGACAATACTAACAATTCTGATAAAAGGGCTTTTTAAATAAAGCCCTCCCCCTAAGGGGGCGACTTAATTATATCTTTTTATAAGAACTATGTCAAATAATTTATGGCTAGTACTTGCATTGGCAAATGGATATTTTGCCTTTGCAGGACAAAAGAAACATACTGTGGTTAGAATAATAAGCTTTATAGCGTGTATGTTAAGTATAGCGATGTTTTTGCTTAGATAGGAGAATGACAATGGAAGAAAAAAAAGAAACCAGGGGGGCTAAAAAAGGCAGACCAAAGCCCCCAGGAAGTGGAAGAAAAAAAGCAACAGGACCGAAAAGAGATAAAGCCTTTACTGTAAGATTTACAGAAAAAGAACTGGAGTTTATAAACAACAAATTAAAAAAGGTAGGTGGAAGCAAACCTGATGCATTACTTAAATTACTGAATTATAAAGACGAAAAATAGAAAATATACTTTTATTCAAAAAAATTTGTTTTTTTTAGAAAAATTTGTTATACTTTATTAAACAAAATTAGGAGGAAATTTTTATGAAAAAACATTTACAAGACTTTATAAACGGGATTGCAGATATTGTTTATTCCCCTGAAATATCGTTAAAAAAAAGTAATTCTAATTTTGAAAAAAATGATTTAAAAGCATTACAGTCAGATTGGGAAAAAGTTGGGAATGATATAAGGAATGCAATGTCTGAATATGATAAACAATACAAAGTAGGTAAATAGAATGTCTAAAAGAAAAACAAATAAACTACCAGTGTCCCAAACTCCAAAAATTGGAACAAGAGCAGTTGCTAAAAGTGTTTCTTTCCGTTCTGCCCCTATACCAACAGTTGAAGAATTACAAGGATATGAAAATATTCAAGAGGGATTAGCAAGTAGAATTGTAGCAATGGCAGAAAATCAACAGAAAAACAGACAAAAAATAGAATTACAGGAGTCAGAAAGTTTTCAGAAATGTCAAGAAAAGTTAGTTAATGGAGCAGTAACATATAGAATTTTAGGACAGGTAATAGGTGGAATAGTAGTTTTATCTGCTCTAATAGGTGGGATATATCTGTTAAGTATAGGGCGTAATTTAGCAGGATATGTAACTATGTTAGGAGCTATAGGTGGATTAGCTATTTCTGTAGGTTTAAGAAATAAAGATGAAAATAAAAATCAATCAGAAAAAGAACAGTAAAATCTGTTCTTTTTCTTTTAAAATATATTTGTGGGTATTGTGGTCACACGCTCGGGCACCATTCAATCCCCACAAATTCAAAAGGAGGCAATAATGTCAGGTGAATATTTTGATGATATTAATGGCATACAGAGGTTTGCAAACGAATACAGTTATATAAAAAAACAAAAGAAGTTGAATTCAGATGAATACGTGTATATTTTTAACGATGGAAACGATGATGTAGATATCTTGATAGATGAAACAACATATGAAAAATTGAAAGAAAAAGGAATTCAAGAGATAGTTCGTGAATAAATAAAAAAGCTCACTAATAATTTAGTGAGTTTTTAATATACAATTTCTATTTCATTGTAAGAACGAATAATTATTTTTTTAATTATTAGATTTAAAATTTGCTGCAGTTCCTCAAGTGTATCTTCGTCATAATTTAGCAGTAGATATTTAAAGCTTTCCAACATGTCGCTTGTAATTTCTTTATTTTTTTCTCTTTCTATATCTTCTTCAATTTTTGATATTTCTTTTTGTATATTTCTTATAACATCTTTCAGACCTTTCAATTTTTCTTTTGCTGTATCCATGCTTATTAAATCTTCTGTTATTAAATTTAAAATGTCATTTTCTTTTTTCTGTTCAATACTTTTTTGTTGCTCTAATTTTGTTATTTCATCTAATAAATCACTTATTCTAAAATCATAATCATTAAGCATTTTCAAACTATCATCATTCAAAAGATTTTCTATAATTATTTTTTCAAGCTTTTTAGCTAAATATCTTTTATTGCATTTTTCACATTTATAGTAATTATAAGAAGATCCCTTGCTTATAAAATGATTTCCGTAATATTTTCCACCACATACACAATGTGCCAGCTTTGTAAATAAATATGGATAAGACTTTTTCTGATAATAGCTAAATGAATTTGCATATATGTTTCTTATTTTTTCCATTTCATCATCATCTAACAGTGCAGGCAGTAATTTTTCTTCTGATATCTGATAAGTTTTTCTTCTACCTTTTTTATAATTATTTTCATTTCTTCCTCTTTTGCCAAATGTTCTATATCCTGCAATTTCTGGCTTATGCAACCATTCTCTTAAAGTTGGATATGGAATATTATTTGTTTCAGATGATTTTTTGACACTGCTAAATTTTATAACGTCGATAAAAACTTTCTTGTAAAAATCCCATGTTTCTTCATTTTTGACTATCAAGCTACACCTTACTCCGTTAAGATTGCCACGAACAACCTTAAACCAAGGGAGAACAGAACCACCTAAAAATCTGTTGCTTGTTATTGCGTAATTATACATGCTGTCCTTTGTCTTTTTTACTATTTTCTTTTTTTCCTCCTGTGCCCCCATAAAATGCACCATTGAGGCAATGCTCTGAAAACTTCCGTCAATCTTTATTATACCCTCGTTAAGCGTTACAAGAGTTACCCCTAAATCTTCAAGAAAATATAAATTTTCTATAGCCTCTCTAAAAGAACGGGTAAATCTGTCAGCGTATAAACATATAACATATTTAACCTCACGATTTACCCTCAAATAATCTTTTAATGAATTTATTCCAGGACGAAGTGGGTTATCTCCATGATCCGTATCTGAAAATGACGCTACAATATCAAAATTATTTTTTATTGCAAATTCATTTATTTTCAAATCCTGTATTTCCTTTGACCCTTTATCGTCCTGCTGATTAGTGGAAACTCTTGTGTACTTTATAGCCTGCTTTATTTCATTTCCATAACTTTCAAACATATTAAGCACCTTTTTTCAGTTTTATTTTTTGTTCCAGTTGTCTTATTTTTACTGCAGCTAGTTTTATACTTTCTTTTTTAGTCATTTTTTTACCTCCCTAATCAAATGAATAAAATTTTATTTTGAAATGTTCCAGTTCTTTTTTAATTCTCAACCATTCCTCTTTTATCCCTGAATTTAAATTGTTGTGATTTGACAGTATTTCTTCTTCATCTATAATCTTTAAGTTTCCTGTGTATTTTATGAATAAGAAAGCTTCCTGTTCTTTATCATATATTATAGAATATCCGAAACGATCACCTAGTTTTTGTACATATTTTTCAAAACTTTTTTCATTTTCACTAAAGCCTAAATTTATTAATTTTTCTGTTATTGATTTCATTTTATCCTCCAGTTTTAATTATCTTTTTGTTTTCTATTTTAAAAAAAGATACTGTCATAGTATTCTATTTTTCTTTCTTCAAACCATCTATCTTCTTCGTAATATTCTGCTCTTTCCAGCCAATTATTATAACATTCTTCGCAGCAGTAATGATTGAGAACTGGTATGAGGTAGCCTTTTAAAGCTGCCCCATTACAGTGATCACATATCCCATATCCACCAAATTCTATTATTTCTACAATATTTGTTTCATAGACCGTGAATCCTTTTTCGTTTATAAATTTTCTTGCCATTTTATTCCCTCTTTTCATGCCATTCAAGGCTTTTCTGTCTCATATATTCTGCATATTCTTCAGCCTGTTCTTTTGTTCTGAAATAATTACCATTCATATATTTATTATTATCTGAAATCACATAGTTATCATTATCACTTCGTATACTAAATTCACTATCTATATAATAATATTCATTATCCTCCTCTGCCCGCCATCTTTTTTTAACTCCATACTTTTCATTGATAGCTTTCACTTTTTCCTCTATCAATGCTTTTTCTTCTGTTGTGCAAATCTGAATATCATTATCTCCCTTTTTAGAATAACCTCTTATAAAAAGAACGGATTTGATTCCCATTTTTCTGAATTCTTGAGATTCAAAAGATTCAACATTCAATTCTTCATCTTTAAAATTATTTCTTTTCAATATTTCTTCATTTTGTTTTGTAATTCTCCAAGCCCATTTGTCCCAAACAGGCTGGAACTCTATCTCTAAAACATTTTCTTTTTCCATTATTCTTCCTCCAATACTTTTCTTAAAATATCTATTTTAATATCTATTACCATTTTTCTTTTTTCTATTTCTTGAATCCAAATATTACTGTTATCAAGCTTTATATATTCGTTTTCAAGCTCTTCAATCCATTTTTCAATTTGTTCTTCTGTCAGCATTATTCTTAGCTTTCCTTTCTTGTTAAATCATATACATAATCTAACATTACTTCTTGAACTATTTTATTATCATGCTGCAGAACATAATCAATTGTTTTTTCCTTGTATTTCTTAGCTGTATCTGCACTTTTAAAATCCCCTGTCATTTTAATACCATAAATGAAAACTTCCATTTCCCAGTCAATATATTTTTTTACATTTTCTCCAAATTCTTTTTTAACTTCACTTACAAGCATGTGTCTGTAAGCTTTTTTCTGAAATTTTCTATTTATAAGATTCTGCATTATTTCCTCCTTGATTTCAATTAATCCCCCCTTGATATTTAAAACTGGTCTTCTGAATTAAACATCCCTTTCAGGTCTTCATCATCAGAATTATTTTCATTTGTTGCATCTGATTTGTTAAGAACTATATAGTCTGTTGTGTCATTTACGTTGTTTTCGTTGTCTACATATTCGACTTCAACATTGTTTTTATCAATATCTTTTATTACTGCCTGATCTAATTTTTGAGCCATTTGCATTTCTAAACTTAATATTCCATATTTACTAAGTAACAATTTGAGGACAGTTTTTCTTGCCATAGCTGGGAAATTAGTTTGCCAAGTTGAGTTTTTAAAAGAATATGTCTTACTGTATGTTTTTGCATGCTTTTCTATTTCTTCTTTGCTCATTACAAGATATTTTTCAAATCCATTCAAAAGTTTAAAATAAGCTATAAAATGTGTTGCTCTATCACTTATTCGATTTTCTCTATTGTAAATCAATTCATCTGTTATAGAATCATAGCTTTCGAATTCACCTTCATAAAGTTCTGACACATTTATTTTTTTATATTGAGCAGTTCTCATTGCTAATTGATAAAATCCTCGCCAACCAATTTGAAATTGAGCTTCTTTACCATAAGGAATGATATAAGCTTGACCTAAATTAGGTTCTATAGGCAAATCTAAAACTGCAGCAGCGGCAGCGGCTTTTAGAATACTTTTTGGATCAGCTTCCTGTAATTGCTTATTCCCATTTGTAGTATTCATTAATGAAGTCAGAAAGCCTTTAGCTTTATTTCCTAACATTTCCTTAAAAGTTTTTTGAGTTCTTTCATCGTTTATCATCATTTTCAGTGTATCTGCACCTACATTGTTAATTTCCCCTTGTTTATTTGGATTTTGTAAAGTTCCTGCCATTTTATTTCATCTCCTTTATATATTTTAAATTATGTTTTTTTATAACTTCTAATAAATCCTCCGTTGCTTTTTCAGTAAGCCCTGATACTTTTATTGAAATGTAAGTACTTTTTTTACCTGTATTTTTACTTACATTTTCACTTTTTTCAGTAACAGTATTTTGTTTTTCTTCAAGTTTTATTTGTTCTGCCTGTTCTTTTCTTATTTTCTCTTCAGCTTCTTTTTTAGCTTGTTCTTCAGCTTTTTTTCTTAAGTTTTCTTCAGTAGCTTTTCTATCATTTCTTTTTTCAGTTATTTTATTTGAAATAATAGAATAATCTTCAGTGATTAAATGCTTAGTTTCTTCGAAAGTTATTACAAATTCAAGATCTGCATTTGCTTTTTCTAATTCTGATTTTATGAACTCTTCCTTTTTAATAAGTTCATCATATTGTTGCTGAATTTCTCCCTCAATTTTGCTTTCTGAAAAAGTTTTATTTTTCCATTTTGGATTATCAGTTAAATAAACTATATAATCTTTTCTTTCTTCAAATATAATCTTTTTAATACTTTCAATTTTTTCTGCTTTTGCTGTATCAAGTTCTTTTTCTTTTTGATGTAAGTAAGCTCTTACATCTTCAAGCCTATTGACAATATCAATTAATTTTTTGTTTACATCTTTTGTTTCTCTATTCAGATAATTCATTAGATCTTCTTTAAATTTCTGTGCATTTGATTTTTTTGTAGCAACTTCCAGTCTGTACTTTTTGATATCATCTACATCATTAAAAATAACATCTTTAAGTTTCTCTATTTCTTTCACTTGTTCTTCAGCTTCTTTAAAATTAATCATTTCAGAATCAATTTTAGCTGGAACTATTTTGTTGTTGTCAAAAACGAACTCCATTTTAGGTAGTTCAGGTAATACCATCACTTCTTTTTCTAATTTTTCCATATTATCCTCCATAATTTTTTATCATTCTTGGCTCTGTATCATTTACAACACATTGCCAAAATTCAATTTCTTTATTTAAAAGTTCCTGTATTTCATCTTCCCAATCAGCCCTGTTTATAACTATTGTTTGCATTCTTTTTTCCAAGTCAAATGGGGTACTTGTTTCAAAACACTTAAATCTTATATCCGCAACCAGTACGGCAAACTCATATCCTGTTACTAGAAAATAATGTAATATTTGGTAAAGATAGCTTTCAGGAATGTTATTGAGCCACTCTCTTTTGTAGATTTCATAGTCATTAATGGTAGTGGTCTTTATTTCTAATATCCCTTTTTTCCCCTGATATTTAATTTCTCCGTCAAGATTTGCACGTATAAAATCATATTCATGATGTATATACATTTTGTTAACTTCTAAAATTTCTTTATCTGGATTGTCAATTCTGTAAGAATTTCTGATATATTCTTCGAGATCATTACCTCTTTGTGCAGCCGAACTTTTAAAATTATTTTCCTTTCTTCCAGTCTTTTCTTCCCAAAGCTGTAGAATATTTTTAAATTTATTTTTTCCTATTATTACTCCGGCATCACTTCCCCCTATTCCCTTTTTTCTTAAGTTTAGCCACTCTACTTCACTTGAATAGCTTATTTCTCTGTATTGCATTATTCCTCCTATTTTTTCAGTATCCATTTTTCTTTTTTTGCTGTTTCAAGTGTTTTAAACACTTCTGATTCACTTATTTTGCACTTGTCAGCAAGTATTTTAATTTCATAAAGCAGAAGGCAACTATTTCCGAGATAAGCTATTGAGAGACTTAAATCATGTAATGTTTCAAGGAAAATGTTCTGCAAATTTTCAACCATTTTCCACCACCTACTCCCATGTTTTTCTATCAAATGCCTTGCCAAGATATAGGCAAGTAGCAGATACGCTCATTAAAATTACTGCTGTGAATAAGTTTCCAGCGCCGCCTGTCGCAAAAAGCGATGCCATTCCTATTCCTGATAATGCTCTTCTTTTTTTCATTCTTATTCCTCACTTTCTACCTCTATTCTGTAATTTTTTTTAGCTATATCCATTAAATCGGTATATGATATATAAATATTTTTTATTCCAAAAGTTTTTATAAGATACATTTTTAAAGGATAAAAATGTTTTCTTTGCATAATAAACTTATCGTTTTTGTATAAAGTGTATTTCATAATCCATCCTAAGCTCTTCCAACAATTACACACTTAATTTTTGACACAGTGTGAATCATGTCAGGTTTTTTTATAATTTTTTGTAATTCTTCGTTCCCGTATTCTGACGGACTTAATTCGTATTTATCATACGTTCCATAATACTCAAAGCCCTTTATTTCTTCTTCTGTGATGTCAGGAATTTCGTTTTTTAATCTTTCAAATCCCCAACCATAATATTCCATTTTGGCTATGCCTTGCTGTGGACAACCAAAGCAATTTTCTCTTGCCCATTTTTTTATTATTTTCTCTTTTTCTGTCATATTCTCACTCCTTTTTTAAACAACGTTGTAAACCATAGTTTACATAAAAGTCTTAAAAAATGTAAATGGATTTTCATTTACAAAAACAGTATAGCACAATTGGAAACTGAAGTCAACTTATTTTTTAAAAAAATTATAATTTTGTTGACAAAAGTTTCCAAAAATAAGATATAATTATATCAATAAGAGAGGTGCGATATGAATAAAATAGAAGAAAGAAAAAAAGATATAATAAAATTAGGGATTTTATTAAGAGAAAGAAGAAATGCTAAAAATCTTTCTCTAAGAAAAGTAGAAGATTATTTTACACAAAAAGGCATAAAGCTCACTCACACAGGGATTAAAAAAATAGAAGAAGGTAATATACATAATTTAGACATTAGATATTTAAAGGGCTTTGTTGAACTTTATAACATGAATTTCAATGAAGTTTTTGGATTAGCTGGAATAGATTTAAAAGAATTATCAAGATTAATGAAATTAAAAGAAGACAATAATACAAGAAGAATAATTTTGTACGGACAAGCAAGTGCCGGAAATGGCTTTTTAAATTTAGATATAGAAATAGGAAATTTTTTAATTCCTGAAGAAGATTACAGAGATGGTTATTTCGGTGTCAAAGTTGTAGGAAAAAGCATGGTAGGAGATGATGGGAATATTCCTGATGGTTCTGTAGCACTTATTAATCCCAATTTTGGTGAATTAGTAAAAAATAAAATTTATGTATTTACTTATAATGAGGAAACATTTATTAAACAACTTATTTATGATAAACAAAATATAATGCGTCTGCACTCATTCAATAAAGATTATGAAGATATTATTGTTCTAGAAAAAGAGAAATTGATTTGCAATGGTAGAGTTGTAAAAATATATTTTGATCAAGAATTGTAAAAAATATATTATAAAAGGAGAAGAAAATATGTTGAAAAGTATATGGAGTTTTCTAAAAGGAATTTTTGGTGGAACAGAACTAAATAACAATATTACAAAAGTGAAAAATAAGGGAGATAATAATATAATAATCACTGGTGATGATAATGTTGTAAATTCGAAAAAAAATGGAAATGAAAAGGAAAAAAATGGAAATGAAAATTAGTCAAAAAGGTAGTAATAATGTTTTGGTAAATGGACAAGAAAATACAATTTTAAAAGACAACAACATCACCTTGATAAACAATACTATTAGATGTAATCCTTCAACATTATATGATTTGTGTAAAAAGTTGTGTGAAAAAATAGATTTTAAAGAAATAGAAGGATTGGAATATGAAATGCACAATTCTGATTGGATAGAAAAACTGGAATATAACAAAATAGAAAAAGTTTATTTAAATAGATTTAAAGAAATATCTTTAGACTTAGATATAATAGAAGAAGTTGTAAATTCTTTAGAAAATCAAGATAGTTTTATAAAATGGATAAATCTTAAATATCAAAAACTATGTGTAAAATTTTCTGAAAAAACTAAAGAGCAAATTTTAGTAGAGCTGAACGAAGAGTTAGAAAAACAATTGCAAATTTCGATAAAAGATGATAATATTTATACAATAGAAGAATTAAGTTTGAATATAGATAGGATATTATTTTACGCCTTTACTAAATGTAAAGTTTTAGATCCTATAAAAAAATAGGAGAAAAAATGATAATAATGAGAGATAAAAATCCAACAAATACAATTTATTATATATCTGGCTGCATATTGAAAGAAATTATTGAAAAGAAGCAAGATGTGGATACATTATTTCAAAACATGAAAAAATATATCAATAATTTAGAATATAAAGATTTTATATTATCTCTAGACTTTTTATATCTAATAAAGAAAATAGATTTTAAAAAAGGATGTATAAAACATGAGAATAGTTGAATTAACTATAACAACTAAAAATTTAGATATTCTAAGAAATATCAAATTCAATTTAGAAGGAATGAACTTAATAGTTGATAATAGTGATAAATCAGGAAATAATGTAGGAAAAACAACAGTTTTGAAATTAATAGATATTTGTTTGGGTGCTAAAGAAAAAAAATATATTTATGAAGAAAACGAAACAAAAGCAGAAAATAGCGAATTGAAAAATTATATTGAAACTGAAAAAATTACAGTTACATTAAAAGTAAGAAAAAATGACGAAGATACAGAATTAAAAGTAGAGCTATTTGAACGAGGAAAAAGATTTATAAATGGAGAAGTTTTGAAATATGAATCATATGTAACAAAACTAAAAGAACTATTTTTTGGAAATAATTTAAAGAAGCCATCATTTAGACAATTAATAGGAAAATTTATCAGAGTTGACCAAAAGCAGGACAATAATAGATTTATAAAATATATAAATGCTAGTGTTTCTACCAAAGATTATGAGGCAATTTATTCTTTTTTGTTTAATTTACAAGATCAAAATAAAATTGACTATTTATCCAATATAAAAAAAGATATAAAAGATACAGAGAATGACATAAAAGTAATAAAAAAAATGTATAACTTTAAAACAATAGATGAGTTAAATCAAATAATTTTTGTCTTTGATAACGATAAACAAAGATTAAATGAACAAATAAAAGAATATATCCATGTCGAAGAAAGCAGAGAATTTGAAAAAGAACGAATAAAATTAAGAGAAGAATACCAAAAATTTTTAGAAGTGGAAGAGAACTTAGAATTTGCAATAAAGAAAGCAAAAGAAATAATTGAAAATGAAAAAGCAAAAAATCAAAATAACAAAATTGATGAAAGCATACTTAAATTACTATATGATGAAGTGGCAAGGAACTATAACGGACTAGATAAAACTTTTGAAGATTTAATCCAATTCAATTATGAACTTTCAAAAAACAAAATTAATTTTTACAAAGAATTAATAAAAAGAAAACAAAAAGAA